CAATGAAATAGTTTCAACTATTTAGATTCTAACTCCTCATCTAATACTTCTAGCATCTCATTGACTGCTATCAGATTATCTATATCAAATAAGTACGAAGCAATATGCTTACTAATATATGGTTTCTCATTACGTGCTGCAAATGCAAGTGCATTCTTTAAACATGCTTGAGCCTCTCTTAGAGACTCTTCTACTTGACCTGTCAATGGCATTAACGATCCCCCTTTGCTCTTACTTCTGATTTCTCTACACTAAACTTTCCACCAGGATATCTCTTCTCTAGTTTCTTAACATTACCTCGCACAACATCGTCGAAAGATACGTCCAAAGCCATACAAGCTTGTGCCACATACCACATAACGTCACCCAACTCAATAATAAGATGCTCTCTGTTATCGTTGTTCCAAGGCTTTCCCTGAAATACCATCTTTTTAACGATTTCCAGAAACTCACCAGACTCAGCAGCAAGCCCAACGCCAGCAGTGGTAAGACGTTCAATATTGGCACCTTGGCGGTCAAGTTCACCCAGACGGTCAGCAAGACTGACAAAATCCTTAGAACTATCGCTTGTGACAGCATCCACGAAATGACTGTACTTATTAAAGTCAACATTATTAGTCATAATTTATACGTTCCATTCAGCAAATTTAGATAATCTATTTTGTGTCTCAGAGAACTGAGGCATCTCTTCTTCCTCTACATCAATTACAGATGTACTATCAGCAACATCATACAGCCTCATCTTCGATCTGTCAATACCTACCATAAATTTTCTTGATGAGGTCGGGTCGTTATACCTGTTTTTGAGTTGTTTGACCATGATGCGACCTTGTTGCTCAAGTTCCTCAGTAGAGACAAGGGCAAACATAAGATCAGCAGTGGCAGGAAGACCAAAAGACTCAGAAGTATCGGTAAGGTCAGGGTCGCTACTGCCAAAACCAGAGCGAGTAGTTTGAGTAGCAGATACAATGGGAAGATTATGTTCCACAGCAAGACCACGAAGCTCCTCCGCAATCGCCTTAACATACGTGTACGAGTTAACAATAGCACCTTTATACCTCACGCTTGCACATATATTTAAGTAATCTACAAAGATTATATCAGGTTTGAAACTTTTCTTTAAAGATAGATCAGATAAGAGTGCCTTGAAATGACCTGCATGTGCAGATGCTGTAGGGTACTCTTTTATAATCAACTTACCCTGAGTCTTACGAGTAATCTCTTGGACTTTGGAGTTGTATATAACTTCTGGAAGTTCTGGAATGTCCCTTATATTTACATTGAGAAGATTTGCATCAATTCGCTCTGCAATTTTCTCCTCTGCCATTTCGCATGTAATGTATAATACGTTCCGTCCTTGCAACAAGACGGAGCTAGCCATATGGCACATGAATAAACTTTTCCCGACACCTGTACCAGCAAGAGCGATATTAAGAGTCTTGTTAGGGATCCCACCTTTCGTAATATAGTTAAACTTTTCCAGATCAAACGGAATTTTTTCCTCGACCTTGTGGTAAAATTCATATCTATCTTTTGATTGTTCAATGTAATCATGTCCGATGTGTTCATCAAAAGAGACAGCCAAAGCGTCCTGAAGGATGCTAGGAATAGCACCCTTATCCAACTTGCTGTCTCCACCGTCAGCAATCTTTATTGATTGCATCAACGCCAAGTATATAGCACGATCCTGACACCACTTTTCTGTGGCATCTAAGACCCAATCAAAGTCAACCCATTCATCAGTTAAACTCTTTACAGTTGCAACAGCGTTGTTGAAGGATTCTTCTGTAAGATCTGTACGATTTTGTAGATTTATTAAAAGAACTTCTTGTGTTGGAACCTTGTCATACTTTCCAGAAAAATCTTGAATCTCTTCAAAGATTATTTTTTCATCATGTTCTTGAAAGTAATCAGCTTTAAGAAAGGGTACTACTTTACGGTAGTACTCCTCTGTGAATAATAAGTTTCTTAGTATTGTTAGTTCAATACGTTCAGTTGCCATAACTATATTCCGTTCGTGCTGCTTCCTCTAGTTTTGCCATCACTTCCTCTGTGAAGTATTTTGTAGGATCAGAGAGTATAGATTTAGGGTAAACATTAGCACCACCAATGGCGATACGGTTGCCCACCCGTTTGAATACCCCGTACTTCTCACCAAGTTCAAGGAGTCCATAATAGCGGTCAAGTCCACGCTCGTCAAAGAATAATCTGGTAGCAACTTTAGAACCCTCCTGTGTAAATCTAGATTTTTTTGCTTCGCACTTAATGATGTTACCCACCAGTTCAGTACCATCCTTCTCTTTCGATTTGGATAAGTATATTATAGTCGATGCAGCATACTTTAGTCCACTACCACCGCCCATTTCTTTAGCTGGCACATAGGATCCTATCACATCATATGTGTGATTCGTGACAAGCATGGGTATCCCTGCCTGTCCTAGTTTCAAGGTCAGTACCCTAAAAGCACCCTTGATTAACTGTGATTTGGTCATGTCCCTGACCTGTTTATCATTAGAAATGTCATCCATTTCCTTTGATGTACTAAGCATACCAAGACTATCAAGAACAAACATCAATGGTTGACGCTGCTCTTTTGGTTCTTTTAAATACTTATCAACAATTCTTGTTGCCTGTGTTCTAAACTCTTCAATGGTTGCTACAGGGAAGATTACCATACGTTTGGAATCTATACCCCTGCTCTCAATCATATCCTTTGAGATAGCAGATTCAGATTCAAAATAAATAACCCCACCGTTGCTATGGTTATCAAGAAAGTTACGTACAACACTGAGTGCAAAGAAAGTTTTTCCTGTTGAGGATTCTCCTGCGAGTGCTGTGACTTTGTTAGAAGGGATTCCCCCGAATAGAGAACCACTAACGACAGCGTTGAAAATATAGCTACCAGTATCAACAAAACTGGATGTATCTCCAGCAGCGACTCCATCACTGACGAGGCTAGCAAATTCATTTCCACTATCTTTAATTACATTATCTAAGAACGTCGCCATTCATTTACCTCACTTTCGTACATTCTAACATAGTCATGGTCTTTAGACAAGAGCTTAGCATATGCTTCTGCTGTTATCTTCTCTTCAAAGACCCTTATCTGTTCTGCTTCAAGTGCTTCAACTTGAGCATCTTGATAAGTGACAGTCCAAACTGTTTTGCTCATTAAAAGAAACTCCCTAGTGTAATTTTTTTCTCGTGCGTCCAACCTACACAGTCTAGCACATTTATCAATGGATTCAAGAAACTCTTCTCAAATTGTGTTTTATAGTCAACATACTTCTCAAGACCAAACTCTTCAGGGAGATCCCCAAAGAAACTAATTACATCTTCATGTATTGGATTAGGTGTCTTAAGGTACATAAACTTAATCTTCTCACCCTCCTGTATCAGAGGATGTTTATTTTCTATCTTATGTTTCTTAACATAATGGTTGTATAGTAAAGCACCTCTTACATGGATCGGTGTCCTTTCTGTATAGATGTCAGTTCTGTGGCGATACTTTTCAAGGTTGTTAACGCCTCTTGGGAATGCGACTTCCTCGTAAGGTCGTTCTCTGGTTTCTGCTCGGACATCATTGATAAAAGAGATAAGTTCATCATTTGTTTTGCCGATAATGATCTTGAATGCTGCATATAACTTGTCCCTGAAATATTGTGGAGTAGATGACCTAGCAGTCTCAAGACCCATGATCTTCATCTTGGGTTCTTTGTATCGTACTCCTTCTGAGTCCCACACATTTAATATGTATCTCTTTTTAGCAGTCCAGATACCACGATCAGCGATGTTCTCTCGCTTCATGATCATTTTTTGTTCATACGCCGATACATACGACGCAAGCTCCTTATACGAGGAGTCAATAAACGGTTCCAGCTTATCTTTGCAGATCTTGTCAAGTATTTCCACGATCCGAATCTTATCGCTAGACTTATCACTAAAAAATTTATCAACAACAGGTCCGAGATTAAGATATATTGAGTCAGTGTCAGATGCAATTACGTAATCTACCTCATTAGTAGAGAGTAGTTTATTTAGATAAGCATTCATCTTATTCTCAATCCATCTAATTGAGACTTGACCTGATAACGTAATGGCCTCAGCATTTGCGAGACGATAATATCTAAAGTGTTCGTTACCAATAGCACCATAAGCACTGTTCAAAGAGATCTTCTTTGCCATCTGTATATTATTACATCTAGCAATCTCTTTAGAAAGTTCAACAGTAGGAGTTTTCTCATACTGTTTCTTTGCCTCAATCATTTTCTTCTTGAAGATGACCCTAGAGTCATACATCTTCTGCATCATCAATGGCAGAAATCCCTGAACATCTTTTCTGTACTGTGCTCCATTAGCACACACAGCAAACTTATCATCAATAACAGTCTCCTTGTTTAGAATCCCTTCAACGCTTGCGTTGGGATGTCTAGTCTCCCAGAGGGTCTCTGGACTGATATTGTATTGCATAATAAGATGAGGATAGAGGCTATTGAGGTCAAAATTAACAACCCAATCATAGCGTCCTGGTTTCGGTTCCTTGACATAAGCTCCTGCATACTGTGAGTCTTTCGTTGCTTCCTTCTTAGGAGGAATTGCTATCTTACGTTTAGTGAGTTCATGGTATATGTAATTATCCCACATACGAACCTGACTAAACACATCTTCATAATTAACCTTAGCATCATACGCCATAGTAAATGCTAGGTCAAGTAACTTCATCTTATCATCGAGTTTATCCACTAACCTAACGTCATGGATGTTGTACTCAATGAACTTCTGCCAATCGTTCTCATAGAACTCTTTGAACGTATCAAACTCAGAGTGATCTAATTTTCTCTCATTAAGTTCAACCAAACAAATATGATCTAACCTATAACTCTCTTGGTTTGTGTAAGTAAACTTCCTATACAAATCAAGATAATCTAATGTGGATATACCAAGTGTATCCACCGCCCATTGCTTACGACCTTTAATAAAGATCTCTCGTTTAGATACTAATCTCCATGGAGAAAGAAGTTTAACTGCCTTCTCTCCCAATATTCTTTCTACACGATTAGCAAT